CGTTCGCCTCTACAAGGCTGAGTACGGATTCGAACCAGCTTAATTTCAAGGTAACATAAAAATATTTTATAATTATGAATAAGTTGATTAAAGTGTTTTCCGCATTGTTGTTCAATGCAATTATGGGTGCTCTCATTGCACTCTTGTTGGGATATAATCCATTCTGGGGTGCAGCTGTTGCCTCCCTTGTTGCTATCGCAGCAGGAACGTTTATGCCAAAGGGTTCTGCTTATGCAGGCGTTCTTAAAGAAGTATGGACTGGAGAGCTTATCAGGGCTCTGCGTGCCTATCTGGATGCTTCTTGGCTTGTAGGCGTGCCAGACCAGAGTTCTGTCGTGGATAATGATGTAATTCATATGGTGGATGTCGGTGCGGACCCTCAGGTGCTGGTTAATAACAAGACATATCCTATCGAAGTTCAGGAACTCGAGGATGGAGACAAGACCTTCTCTCTCGATAAATTCCAGACAAAGGTTGTTCCTGTTACCGACGACGAATTGTATGCCCTGAGTTACCCCAAGATGGCTCGTGTCAAGGAGAGTTGCGCCAACGCAATCAATGACACCAAGTATGCCAAGGCTGCCCATGCGCTCTGTGCCAATGAGAACACCGCCAAGACTCCTGTATTGGTAACGTCTGGCGCCGTGGATCCTGTGACCAAGCGAGTTAAGCTCTGTATGAACGATCTGGTGAACCTGAAGCGAAAGCTTGATGAACTGGGTGTTCCTCCAACCAATCGCCGACTTGTGCTCTGTACTGATCACGTGAACGACCTGCTCGAGACGGAGCAGACTTTCAAGGAGCAGTACAACGTTGACCGCAATGACGGCAAGGTCGGTAAGCTGTACGGTTTCGATATCTACGAGTTCGGCGCCAATCCTACCTATAGCACCACAGGCAAGAAAAATGCGCTGGGTGCAGTGCCTAAGGCTGGCGAGTTCCAATGCTCATTCGCATTCTACGTGCCTCGTGTGTTCAAGGCTACAGGTAGCACCAAGATGTATTATAGCGCCGCGGAGAACGATCCACAGCAGCAGCGCAATCTCATCTCATATCGTCATTATTTCATCTGTCTGCCTATGAAGGAAGACGCTGGCGGCGTAATCCGTTCAGGCTATAACGCAGGTTAACCGATGGCAAAAATGAAATATCTGGTAATCCACTGCACTGCCACGCCGGAAGGTCGGGAGGTGACAGCCGCCGACATCCGGCACTGGCACTGCGACCCTCCAGCCAAGGGCGGCAGAGGATGGAAGCAGGTGGGCTATACTGATCTTGTGCATCTGGATGGCAGCATAGAACGCCTGGTAGATAATAACGAGGATGCTGAGGTGGATCCATGGGAGATTACCAATGGTGCTGCTGGCTATAATGCCGTGAGCCGGCATGTTGTCTATGCAGGAGGTGTGAGTAAGCACGACGGTAAGCCGCTAGATACTCGCACCCTAGAGCAAAAGAAGGCTCTTGCCGATTATGTGAGAAACTTCCATAGCCGCTTCCCTCAGATCCGTATTGTTGGACATAACGAGTTGAATTCAAAGAAAGCCTGCCCGTCTTTTGATGTCCAGGAATGGCTTCGCTCGTTAGGTATCAGGCAAGCGTAGATTTTTTCAGTAATAGTTGATAGTTTATTAGGTTAAGAAAGGTTTGAAAGGCGATGACAGACATCATACTAAACATACTGCAGTGGGCTATCCTACCGGGCGGCATTGGTACTGCCATCGCCTGGATAGCCAATCGAAAAGTGAAGGAGGCTGAGCAGGCGAAGCGCATACATGACACCTTCAAGGAGATGTATGGCGACGTGAGCAAGGAACTCCTGGCAAAACAAAAAGAACTGAATGATGCAGCAGAAGATAATGCAAAGGCTATCGAGGAACTCAACAAGGAGAACGCCCGCACCCGCTATGCACTTAATAGGCTCACGCGGGCTATTGAGGCTATTCAGCTTTGTCCTCATCGCGCTAGCTGCCCTGTCAGTGGTGAGCTGCGCCACGACGAAGACGACCAGGAAGGAACAGAACCTGGTGCAAAGCGTACAAAGCGCCGACAGTGCAAGCCAAAGTCTGAGTCAGATGGTAAGCCAGGTGAAGACAATGGCGATGTGGTCCCAGCCGATAGCGAGCGACACGGTTCGGTTGAGCATTCCGATGAATAATCTTCTCTCTCTGCCGCAGGGCGCAAGCTATAACGGCAAGCATGGCCGTGCTAGCGTGAAGGCGTACGTAAAGCCGAATGACGGTGGTGAAATGCCAACGATCATCGTAGAGGCATCGTGTGACAGCTTGCAGCAGCTGTGCCTTCGGTATGAGAGTGAGCGAGACTCCTTACGAAACCAGGTAAGTCTGCTTAGCAGGCAGATGGAAATGTCGTACAGCAACAATGCTAGAACGGAGCAGAAAAAGCCTCCTAACGGCGTTTGCCTGGATTTGTTTTTTATTATCGCAGGTATTATGACCTGCTTGTTTTTAATGTATTTAATCAGAAAAAAATATGGGTGACGTATTAGACGGAACAGATCTTATTCTTTCAGTTGGGGGTAAGGCATTGGGTTACAGTACCGGGTGTAAGATTACAACCAGTACGGAGACTGGCGAGCGTGTAACAAAGGAAGCTTCCGCTGGCAAGTGGAAGGAGAAGTTTGTAAAGAGCTTCTCTGAGAGTATCAACGCTGATGGTGTCGTGTTGACGGGTAGCAATGCAGAAATGCCTACCTATGATCAGCTGAAGGATCTCCAGCTGGCAGGAGCTTCTGTCGAGGCAACTTATTCTGTTCGTGAGGGTGATGGTCGTGAAGGCAAGACTGCCGGACAGTACAAGGGTAAGTACATCATTACTTCGCTCGATCTCGATGCACAGGCTGGCGAGGATGCGAAGTATAGTGTACAGCTTGAGAATAGTGGTAAGGTTGAAAAAATCGGCACAGGCTTGCAGGGGACCGCAACTGCATGACTGAATACCGATGATGCCGGGAATGAAGAATCCCCGGTTTCGGCCGTAAGTGAAACGTCTTTAGAATCTGAAACGGATGAATAAGATCATGATTAAGGTTGGTGGCAAGGAGTTTCCTTGTCGCCTCACTATGGGAGCGATGCTCCAGTTCAAACGCACTGTCGGTAAGGATGTCAGTCAGATGAACTGGGAGGATATGGAAGAACTGTTAACGCTTATGTGGTGCTGCGTATCGAGCGCCTGCCGAGCCGATAACATTGAATTCTCCATTGACTTCACGATGTTCTGCGACTTAGTGTCTCCGGCAGATATGGCTAAGTGGAATTCCGCAATAGCTGAAGCGAATGAAAAAAAAAGCGAGGAGGAACAGTAAATTCCGAATCGGGCAATGATGATCCGGTGGATGTGGAACATCTTCTGGGTATAGCTATGGGGTGTATGGGGATGAGTATGGATGACTTTTGTCGATGCACCCCATCTGAATACTATGCAGCGTATGAAGCTTGGCATGGTGCTGTAGATGCTGCGGAACGTGGCAAGTGGGAACGGGTAAGAATGCAATGCCTGTGCATCCTGCAACCCTACTCGAAGGATAAGCTCAAGGCTAGAGATATTATGCAGTTTGCCTGGGATAAGGAAGTGCAGACTGAGATTCCAGAAGTGAAAGAGAAGCTCAGTCGTGAGGAAATCATGAAAAGATACAGAATGGCAGCGGAGAGGGCTGGATTACATTAGCTTAGATATTGTCGTCTTTTATTGTCATGAATCCCCAAAGTAGAAGAGATACGAAAAAGACAGCGAGACACCAAACCATGGCTTCTGCTAACCATGAAGGCGAACCATGTCTCATGGCTAAGTCGCAAAAATACATACCGAACAGAAAGCTCAGTACGGAAATCAAACCAATAGCGGTTCTTGTTGTGTTGGGTTTTACTTCGTATTTCATAATTTTCGTTTTATTTTAAACACGCTGCAAATATAATAAAAAAGACGCAATAATCCAAATTAAATATCGCAAAAATGGCTAATGAGGTAAAATTTAACATTCGGCTCAATATAGACGGTAAAGATAGAGTGGTTGTTGCCACAACTGCTGTAGATAACCTGAGACACGTGGTGAACAGTGTTAATGAAGCCACAGAAGATTTGAAGAGTAAACTTATTAATACCAATCAGATTACGGAGGCGTGGAGAAATGTTACTGATGCCTTCCAGCAGATGGTGGGTGACCTTAATCAGGTTACAGCGGAAAGCCGGACTTTTGGAGCGGCCATGGCTGCGGCTAATACCATGGCTGGTAAGAGCGGAAAGGAATTTGCGGCAATGAAGCAACAGGTAGCAGGACTTGCCGAGGAAATACCGATTGCGCGTGATGAACTTGCAGGCGGTCTTTATCAGGTTATCTCGAATGGAGTTCCGGAAGACAACTGGATTGATTATCTCCGTTCTTCGGCAAAAGCCTCTGTGGGAGGTATTGCCAATCTAGGAGAAGTGGTAAAGGTTACTTCTACCATTATCAAGAATTATGGACTGGAATGGAGTAATGCTGGAGAGATACAGGACAAGATACAGTTAACCGCAAAGAACGGTGTTACCTCGTTCGAACAGATGGCGCAAGCCTTGCCGCGTGTTACGGCTCAAGCTTCGACGTTAGGAGTGTCGATAGATGAGCTGATGGCTTCATTTGCTACACTTACCGGCGTAAGTGGAAATACCGCAGAGGTTAGTACTCAGCTTGCAGCTATTTTTACGGCTCTTATAAAACCTTCGAGCGAAGCTACCGAAATGGCCCAGCAAATGGGCATTCAGTTTGATGCGGCGGCTATTAAGGCGGCTGGTGGAATGCAGCAATTCCTCGAGTCTCTTAGTACAGACGTAAAGCGCTTCTCTGCATCGAGCGGTATGTTGGAACAGGAAATCTACGGCAAACTTTTCGGTAGTGCAGAAAGCCTTCGTGCTATCACTCCTTTGGTAGGTAATCTGGCAGATAAATTCAGGAGTAATGCTGCTGAAATGCAAAACAGCGCAGGAACGGTTAGCAAGTCCTTTGATATCATGGGTAGTACAGGAAGCGCTAAGATTCAACTTCTGAACAATAAACTTGGTGAATTCACAGACGTAATACAGGGAAGTATTGGTAATACTCTGCCGTACGCAAATTTTGCGTCTCAGCTGATTATTACTACCAATGCAGCTTGGACTCTGACTAGAACTATTACTAATCTTGGAGTTACGTCTAAGGTTACTTCTGCGATTGTAGCTATGTTTAGTCCTATCTGTAAGGTGGCGTCTGCTGCTTTTACAGGTGCAGCTGTAAGCGCTGAAACCTTGAGACTAGCAATTAGAAGCTTATATATAACAGCTGGTGTTGGAATAGCTATTGCTGCTCTTACAGAAGTGATTAATCATCTGTCTGCTAGCAATGACCAGGCAGCAAGTAGTGTGGATAACCTATCGCAAGCAGAAGAGAAGGCTAAGCAGGCGCACGAGCAAACTGCTCAGCAGATATCATCCGTACGTAGTGAAATGTCGCTGAATATCGCCAAGCTCAAAGATTTCAAGGGTAGCAAGGAACAGGAGAAGACTCTGGTGCAGCAGATGAATAGCAAGTATGGGGAGGCCATGGGCTATTATTCGACCGTATCACAATGGTATCAGGCTCTTACCGCAAATTCTGAGTCGTACTGTAACCAGATGATCAATGAGATTAGATTGAGGGAACTTGCTAACCAGGCAGCAGACCTGATCAAGCAGCAGCACGATATTAAATATGATGAAAACGGGAAGCTGAAGAAATATAGCAAGAAAAATAAAACTAAAACCAAGACAGTAGGTCAGATAGATGCTGGTGACGGCAAGATTATTCCTATTAAGCAAAGGGTTGAAATCGAGGGTACTAGCCAGCTTGATGATGCTAACAGAAAGATGACTTCGCTTTACCGTCGGCAGCAGAATGTGAAAAAGCAAATGGAGTCCATCGTCAAGAATGGACAGAAAATAAGCTTCAAGCATACTGCCGGGTATAGTTCAACTCCTCCACCATCATCTTCCGCCAATACAACAAAAGGCAGAGCGACAACTACAACGAAGCCAGAAGTGAAGGAGAAGGCTCTAGAGGGTAGTATTGATTTCTATGAGGAGGAAATTAGGGAATTGCAGAAGAAAATCAATGCTTCGGCTGATGAAGCTGCCGCCAAGAGTCTTCAGAAGATCATGGAAGGAAAGCAAAGGAAGCTAGGAATGCTGAAGGTAAGGATAGGTATCGAAAGTGTTCCTGATATCGAGGTTAAGAAAAAGGCTGAAGATATATTATCGGATATAGATGGGCAAATTGACCATCTCAAGCTAAAACCAATAGAGATTAATGTTGAAGGACTAGAAGATCTGGGGAAATTGCAATCTCTCGGTAATATCGATCTCTCGAGTTTTCAGAATGTCCAGCAGCAGCTGCATACCATTAATGGAATCTCTAATTCTACAGCCAAAGGACTTGCAGTAGCCGGAGAGAGCTGTGCAGCGCTTGGAAGCGCCATGCAGCAACTTGGTTCCGACAGTGCGGCAGCCAAGGCTGGTATGATGATGGCCGCTGTAGGTCAGATTGTTCTTTCCTTCGCACAAGCGATGACCTCTACCAAGACCTGGATAGACTGGCTTGCCTTCGGTATTACAGGTGCAGCACAGTTGGCTAGCATTATTGGTATGATAAGCAAGTTTGCTACAGGTGGTATTGTTGGAGGTAATCAGAAAAGCGGTGATAATATCCTGGTTCGTGTTAATTCGGGAGAGATGATCCTGAATGCAGCACAGCAGGCTAGGCTTTTTGCAATCGCCAATGGCGCATCCCTCTACGGAGCTGCTGCTCAGGTTGGTTCTGGAATCTCTGATGGATTTGCTCCAGGAGTAAAGGCTTCTACAAGTCGCTTGCAGGGTATCCTTGTCGAGAACGACCAGACGCCGATAGATATCAACTTGCGCCTGCGGGGAAGAGATATTGTAGGCTCTGTAGCGAATGAGACAAGAAGTAATCGCAAGCGGAGTAATATCCGTATCAGATAATAGTATTATAACATTATTATAAAAGCATTAGTAGGTTATGTATATACACGGTTATTATTATAACAGGCTAGAAGAGATAATCTCCGTTTATATTCTTATTCGAGGAGACCGATCGGAGAAAGTGGAGATAGGCGGCGATGGTAGTGGAATCACCTTCTCTGATGACCCAGTGGAAATTACCTCGCAGGTGAATGATACGTTCGACCATCTACTCTGTTCGCAGGCTTCTATCCGCTTGCTCTGTAAGAACTATATAAAAGAATTTTTCTCGGGGTCATGTAGGGATGCTGTGGTGAATATCTATCGGGGAACAAAATGCCTATTTGCCGGATATATCGAACCTCAGACTTTCTCGCAGGGATATAATGAGTGTGAGGATGAAGTAGAACTGACTTGTGTGGATGCACTCTCAGCCCTTCAGTATTCAAAATATAAGAATGTCGGTTCGCCTTTAGTACTATATAATAAGGTAAAGGCAGAGGCGCAGCAGCGTACCTTCCATGATATCGTGATGGATATACTGAATGGTGTGATGGATGGTATTGATATTCTCGGCGGTCATGATAAGCCATTATACTATGATGGTAGCAAATATGTGGCCGCGGAAAAGGATAAACAGTATTCCATACTACAGGATATTAGTATTTCGGAGCTTCTCTTTCTGGGTGATGAGGAGGATGATGTCTGGACTCAGGAGGATGTATTGACTGAGATTCTGAGATATCTCAATCTCCATATAAGACAGGATGGATTAAGTCTCTATCTGTTCTCCTGGGAGACAATCAGGAGCGGTAAATCTCACCAGTGGCATAATCTCAAGGGTGTTGATAATTTGTTCATCGATCCTAAGATATTAGATATTACTACATCTATCGTAGCAGACTGTGATACGCAAATTAGCGTAGCGGAGACGTACAACCAACTCAAGCTGACAGCTGATGTGAAAGAAATGGAGAATGTCGTCAAAAGTCCACTCGATAGTGATGCGTTGTGTAATGCGTTTCTCGGCATGCAGAAGTATATGACAGAGTATGCTTCCGATGGTGAGGGTAAAAGAGCCTATAATGGATTTGCCGAACTGGTGGGGCATGGTGGTACTAGTTATGATGCTGGTTCGGTGGTTGATTGGTATGTCCAAGTAAGGAAATGTCAGGACTGGCGCTTCTATGGAGCTAAGAAAAAAGATCTTGTAAAGGACTTATGCCAGGGTTCAAATCAACAGGATGCCGTAAACTATCTGGGAACTGTGCCAGGCGCCTCGATGCTGCTATCTGTTGGTAGTGTTAAGAAGACGAGTGGCGGACAGGACAATTCGCTCGTGTCAAAAATATCCATGACCGATTATCTAGTAATAAGCGTAAATGGCAATGGCAAGGATGGAGAAAGCGAATTCTATCCTAATGACTCGGACCTCTTAGAGGCGATACCATGCGCAGAATATGTAGGCAATGAGGTTGGTGGTGTGTTCTCGCCAAGCGATGGAAATACAACCAATTATATTGTGATTTCAGGAAAAATGGTAATGAACCCTCTGATGAGGATGACGGCTAATTATCATGATCTGAGAAATAAAACCTGGTTGAGCATGCCATTTGGCGGAAAGGATGGTATCTATGTCTGGCATCAGACTGTGCCAAGTCGTAATAATGGAGATGGCCGCTATTATACGCGTAGATATTGGAAAACGAAGAGCTGGAGAAACGAGGTAGTGCCAGATGACGCTATGGATAAGAAGAATGATGGTGGATTTATGCCATTTACGGGTGAAGGTCCGCAGGAGTTTGAATTCAAATATAGTGCGTTCGGTGACAGTACGGACAAATTATCGAAGGTCGGCGTGATTCAGTGTATGTTGATAATAGGTGATAAATGCGTAGTCGAAAAACGTCCAGGGCAGTTTCTAGGAAGCGACAAGGTGGCAGGGACAGGTAACGGGCAGCTGTCTGATTATGTCTGGATGAAGTATAAGACCAGGGAGGAATGCTCTTCTGACGATGAATATTATCAGCAGAGTTTTTCTGTTGGTTTCGACCCTAAGATTGGGGATAAAATCATTGGTACGGAGTTTTCCATACAGAACAATCTGAGATATACAGATAGTGTGGATGCGGATGGGACCGCCATTCCGGTTCGCATGATCGACAAGGTACATGGTGCTGTTAAGTTCATTATCCTCGGTCCCGTCAACAGTGTGTGGGAAGAGATTACCCGGCGACATCCTACAGCCTTCCGGCATACCAAGTGGTCGAGCAATACGAAGCCGATTCTCTCCCATGTGAGCGACATCTTATTGGAAGAGCTTGAGATAAAGGTTGTAAGCGATCATGGAAAAGTTGGCAGTGATGGTGCGGAGAACGATCTGATATATCTGAGTGACACGAAAGAAGATTTTGTAAATACCAAGGATGATCTCGAGATGAAAATTACTACCGCTTTGACATCTGAAGAATGCAAGACGCTTGGCGTAAAGAATGGTATTAGTCTTTCTGCACCGCTGAATGTTGTTACGGAGTTGAGTTTGCTGGGTATTTACAATCGTAGCAACGGTGAGCTGGCAAAGCCGGAACAGCATTATGTTAATGACTATTGGCAGGAATGGCATGAACCAAGAGTTGTTATGGAACAGAATCTGATGGATGAGCACGGTAATGTTTCTCCATTCGATTTGTATCGACATCCTGCGATTGGCAAGACCTTTCATGTGCAAGGTATCAGCTATAATCTAACCAGTGGCACTGCTCAGATGACGATTAAAGAGATATTCTAATTATATTCTAACAATATCATAAAGTCGTATGATAGAAACAAAAATCATAGTAAAGCCCAAAGGGAATTCCGGAACTGGCAATAGTTCCGGAGCGTCTGGCTATGGAGGTGAGTATGTGTCTGAAGCAGAATATGCTGCTAGAGCTGGTAAGGCAAAGAAAGCAGAGTCTGCGGACCTGGCAATGCGCGCCAATACGGCTAGTGCTGCTGATCGCGCAAAGTACGCCGACAAGGCGGGAGAGCTTGACGAAGAAGCGGAGGTCTTACAGAGATACATTCGCAAGGATATAGACGATACGGCTAAAGGTAAGATTACCTTCGAGGATGTGATATCCCTACTGAAAGGATTGAAGCTTGGAGACGGAAAGAGCCAGATAACTGGCGAGGGATTAGCGAAACTCTATGCCTTCATGACATACAATTTCGTTTCCGGAGCTTATGGCTCCGGCGCAAGTATCGATAATAATGGTGACGCAGAGATGAACAGCCTGTTCGTCCGTCAGTTCATCTCTGCTCCTAAGTTTGTCTTCAATGAAATCTCTGTAACCAAAGCAGAGCAATGGAATACCAACGGCTATGGAACCATCGAGAGTGTTGATACCGGGAAACACATCATCTCTCTTCATCTGGAGGGAAACGATTACGGATCTCTGCAGGTGGGAGATATCTGCCGCGGTATCTATGCCGATATAGATAACGCCCATGGTTCAGATAAAAATACAGAAGGTGCGTTGGATGATTGTAACTTCGTTCTGCATAAAGGTTTCTTCACTACTTACTTTTATGTGAAGAAAATCATCACTAGCGAGAAGGGTAAGTTCGTATTCGAATATGGTAAACGTTCGGAGGCAACTCCGGATCCTTGCGCCTATATGGATTTTGCCCAGTATGGTAGCTTTACCGATAATAAGCGCCAGAGTAGCATGTATTTCTCTTCGAGGGGAAACAGCTATATCGAGGTGCTGGATGGTGTATGCAACTGGGAAGTGCTGCCGCAGAATCGTGTGGCGAGATACGGATGGCTTAGTGGCCTGGCTTTGACTAAAAGGGATGGCAGTATCGTGCGTCCGGAGGGTAATGGTATCTACGTACAGGATAATATCTACTTCGGTGGCAACATCAACTACCTGCAAGGGCTTTCCGGACTGGACGACCTGAAGAACGAGGCGAAGGCTTATGATGTGAGTCTCTCGCAGTATCAGAGTGTCGTCACGGTAGATGATATGGGTAATGTCATTAATGGTCTCTATACTCAGGACGAGGGCAAGGCTACCAAGCAGTACCGCATCTCTACGGCAGTCTTCGTGCGTAAGGGTATGGATATTCTGCTCGAAGAAGATGCGAATAGCGAGGACGTGACAGAAGGCCATTATCGCTTGTATGTAGTAAGCGAGGACTGCGACGTAGAGGTGAAGAACTCTACCGTTTTCATCAAGGGTGTCAAGAACATCAAGGATGGTGTTGCCGGAACTGCAGATGATACCAATTTCGATTACGCAGCTATGCGTAAAATGTCGGATGCGATGGTGACCATCGTCGTAGAACTGGAGGGAAAGACCTCGAAAACGGTGCAGATGCCTATCCGTATCCAGCATGACAGCCTTCCATTCATGGTTTGCGATCTGAGCAACGAGAGTGCATCGGTAGCCTGGAATACCAGAGCTGGCAAGTATATCGGTTTCCCTATTAAGACCAAGGTATCACTTATGTATCATAACGAGCCATGGGCGATTTCGTCACTCAATATCTCTAGTGTAGCAGGCTTGAAGACTTCGATGAGTATTGACGGCAAGGCAAAGATAATCACCATTGATGCAGATAATCTTACTGCTGATACGCTCGACCAGGTTACGAAACTGGACATCACGGTTGTGGGCAAATATGCCGGAGCCAGCTACGAGTATACCCGAGAGCTTACCATCTTGAAGTCGTCTGATATGGTAGTCTACGAACTGATACCATCTGCCGATAGCGTGATTATAGACAATCAGGGCAATATGAGCGCAGAAAGCATTTCATGCGATGTATGGGCAACATCATCCGACGACAAGAGATATAAGCTGACAGAATTACCGGCAGGGTATCATCTGAAGCATGGAACTGCTGATACTCCTGATACCGATATGGAAATAGGCGCAGAGGTATCTGTGAAGAGTGATGCCCGTCAGGTGGTGTTCGCTTTATACGATGCTTCCGGTAATGTACTGGATAAGGAAAGCGTTCCGGTACTCACCTGTGGAGCGGATGGCGATGGATATGAGTATATCTATTATCTCTCTGACCAGTCTGATTCGAGTTTCATTGCACAACCTTACCGTCAGCAGGGTGTCTTACAGCCTAAGGGATGGCAGGATGATCCGATGGAGCCGACTCGGGAGAAGCAGTTTGTATATGTGGCATACAAGACGGGAGAGGTAGGAGCGGATGGCAGTTTCTCTGGCCCTAAGCTCTTCAATCGTTACCCGAAGAGTATTTCAAGTATCGAAACCTGTTATTGTGCTGGAGATAGTTCTGAAGTAAACCAGAATCCGACAGTATTCAGAGAACATGGCAGCAAAGACTTCAGCAAAATAACCTTAAACGATGAAACTCCGTGGCTGTGGATAATGAAAATTACGTGGTTTACGGATGGGGACGAAGTTATAAACTTTTCGTGTGGAGGTTATAAAGCTAAGGATGGTAAGGATGGCGATGGTCTCATCGTAGGCTATCAGTCTTCAGCTTCAGAACCATCAGTTCTTCCTGTCTTAAAAACGCTTGCCGACTATAATAAAGCGCAGGATAATATTGGCAGCGGCTGGACCAAGACGGCTCCTACTACGGGCGGTAAGAGTATCGTGCTGGGTGGTAAGATTACAACAGATGAAATTATCGACCGGTACAACAGCAGTACTAGCGCATGGGGAACAGAAGAAAGTGAAATTCTGTTAGATGGCATCAAGCAGAAGAAAACTTTCTATAAAACTCCTTCCTCTCTTGGTAACAACGGCAAGTGCATACGTCGTATTAAGGTTGTTAACCATTTCAGGGATAGCTATCTCAGAGTGATGGTGAAGTCTTATTCTGAAGCCAACTGGGACCTGGTATGTATCTCTCGTCTCTATCTGCCGTCTGAGGTTATCAATAGTGATGGTAATCAGATAAAGGAAGATAGCGAATATCTCAACAGGTCGGAGCATGCCTATGTAGTAAGCGGAGATGGTCAGAGTCTTGTTGCTAAATTATCCATGCCTGATGCAGGAGAATATTATTTCTTCATCGGATATTTCAAGGATGGCGGCACAGACAGCTACGGCGACTATGGTCTCTTTGCCTGGCAATCGATGATAGCTCTTACTGAGAGTTTATGGCGCACCGACGGAACCGTAGATGCTGTAGGCGACATAACCTGGAGCAAGGCGATGCCGATGCAGGCTGAGTCCATCGTTATGGAACGTGCCTATATCGCTACCACTAACGATACGGAGGCGCCAGCCAAGCCTTACCGTACAAATGGTATCCTACAGGGAGGATGGACGGCAAAACGGCTGGCTGTATCGTCTGCAAACCGGTTCATCTGGGAGTCTGTTCGTACAGGAAAGCATGGTACTGACTCTGTTCAGAACGATTGGAGCCAGCCTGTTGTGGTGGCCAACTTTGCCGAAGCCGGAAAGATGGGTAAGAACGGCTGCATCATCCGGAATTCCGAAGGATGGAAGAGCGGGGCAACTTATCATAATGATTCTGCCCTGACCCAGGAACAGAAGTATATCGACTTGATATATATCGAGGATAGTAATGCTAACGATGGCTGGTCTGTCTACCAATGTAATGTCACGCATACGGCTACGGGCAGTTCCTTCGACCCTTCAGCAGTTGACTCTAACAACATTAAGCTATGGGTGAAACTGAGTGATGCCGGTCCGATGTATTGTCCTCTTATCGTTGGAAAGAATGCGGTTCTGAAGTTTGCTCAGGGCCAGCAGTTCAACCTGATGGAGGGCAATAATATCTTTGGCTCGTTCCGGTGGGTGAAGAATAATGCAGATTATGCGTTCTGGATAGGCGGTACTGAAGGCAGCACGGCTACTACTTCTATAACTAGAG